AGGCAAAGATAGATTTTTGAATGTATAATGCTCTGTGATTCTTTGAATAGATTTATTTAGTTCATTGGCAAGGAATAGGCCTTCTGATGTCCGCCCGTTTTCCCAGTCGTTTTGGTGGCGTTGGGCTTGGTATCTAATTGTTTTAACTATCAACTCTACAATGCGGTCAATAGTATGATGTGGTTGGTCTGCTAATGCATGTGCAACTATTGATGAATTAAAGTAGTGGTCATCTGTTGCATCTGCTATCTGTTCTGCTAACTTCATTTCTGTTGTTTTCATAGTTCCGCCTTTCGTCTGTAGATTCTATCACAATAGGGAAGGGCTGGCAACCTTGGAGTCAACCAGCCCTTCGATCTATGGTTGTTACTTAGCCTTTGTGACCTTTGGCTCTGCTGTGAAGGTTACGCCCTTTGATAGAGCCTCCTGAAGAGCTACCTTAGCTGCGCCTGAGAAACGGCCACGAGCTCCTACTGTAATTCCTTGCTGCTTTAGATATTCACGCTTTGTTGTCATTTGTTATCCCCTTTCAAGAGATTGATTTGTATTTATTATATCAACTATTTACGAATTTGTAAATAGGTTCCAGCCGATATTTAATTGTGTTCGTAAGATGATTTTTTCGCCCCTACGAAATTTGTTCTACCCTATCTTTAATTAGTTTACTAATGATATTGTGGGCTTCAATGTTCTCAGTCTCGCTGCCACCCCACAATAGCTTTTGGGCCTTGTTTAATTGATCATTGATGTACTCGTCACTCATCTTCATTTTCTTCCTCCTGTACTAGTTCAATGATTGATTCGTCAATCATCCAATCACGGATAGCATCATACAGGTCCTCTGTCCCGTATTCTAAACTAAATCCGTTAACATCTGCCTGTGTCCAAAATAATTCCCAGACCTCCTCAATGTCCATAGAAACGCAGTACTCTTCTTCTTGCCCCTCCTGGATACTCTTGTGCAGGTCCCTGGCAACGTCCCACACGTAGACCCAAACTAGAGGCTGGCCAACAGGAAGTACAGTTATTTTACTAATGATATATTCAATATCTTGATATACATCCTGCATTCTAATCTTTTCTTGTAGATCCATTATTCTCCTCCTACTACATTGATTGGGTCAAATTCAAACACTTCTTCTTCCTTCATATATAGTTCTTGCTCTTCATCATTTAGATATACATCTACAGGTTCAATTACATTGTCTTGCTCTATTAGATTCCATTTATCTGTAGTTAGTTTGTCAGCAAGGTCATATGCCTCATATGAATCTTTTGCTTCCAATTCCACCCAATACATCATATTCTTTTCACCTAGCACTCTAAATGTTGGCATTACAGGTGACCGTCCTTTCTATTCTCTGTGCGAATTCCAATCGCAAATGATAGGTCGTATGTTAGTTTATATAGAGCAGTCAAGGAGTCAAGGAAGCCTTCTGCATATTTTGGCTCCTCTGCCTTCTCTAATTCTTTTTCCCAAATAAGCATAAGGTTCTTTAGTTCCCCATGCATGATGTCTAATCCGTCAATATCATAATTGACCATGCGTTGCAAATGGGGCGGGAGTTGAATAGTATTATTCATTAGTTATACCTTTCGTTAGAAGAATTCATTATATCAGTAGCCACTGACAATAAATGCTTGGTTGCTAATATCTGTCCATTTAAATACATCTCTTGATCATTATTTCCGTCTGACCATATAGCAGATTTATTATAAAGTAGCTTTTCTAAATCCTGTTCTAAACTAGTTAGATGTAACTTTATATACTCCAGGAATACAGATGACTTAGTCAAAGTATCCCTCCGCCCATAGTCCCTTTAAGAATTCATCTGCTTTATCTAATCCAGCATGGATTCTTATTTGTGTACTTGGGACGGATTTCTTAGAAAGTACAACAGCCCTAATCATCTCATCCAAATCATCAATAGAATAACCTAACATCATTTGTCCCACCAATACTCTACAATAGTATTTAGGGTAGTATGAATTGCACAATCACAATCCCCACCATTCATGTTCTCCATATATTCAAGATGTTGTTCATTGTCCATGTACATCTCATTTACTAGTTCATCAATTGTTCTCATGTGATTATTATATATTAAGGGACTGACAAATGGAATAGATTTCCTATGTGATACCGCCCACATTGCAGCAAAGCTGCTAAATTTTCAGGGGTTTTTATATTGATTTCGTAAGAAGATTATGGTACCCTCCGTCTTTGCGGGCATATAAAAAATCCCCCAGATCTTACCTGGAGGATTTCTCATTAAGGCTGCTAGGTACCAACGAAAGTAAAAACCTGCTTTATTTAACCCCTGGCCGAATGACTATAGGGGCACCTTTAATTATTTAAACTAATGCTGGTGAATGCTTCTTTACAAAACTATCAAGAGACATTTCAAACATTGGTATATCCAACATCCCACGGACCTTGTACTCTGTTGACTCAGACCATGGCGCCTCCTCATGAAGGCTAAACGTTTGCGTGCTCCAATCAATTAATGGAATCTTATGTTCGTTATCAGAAATTGAATTGACTGAGAGGCCCCAGCCTGTTTCTGATTGCCAATCATCCCCAACCAATTGTGAAATACAAATGCGTGTTGCATATGCCTCGTCTGCCCAACGCCCACGGGCCTTGTCTACAGCGCTTGCTAGGTTTGCTAGCATGTTATGTCCAGCCCAGTGACCGTACAGAACGATTGTTTCTCCGTTACGTTGTCTAAATGCAAAGTTTGCTCTGTCTCCCATTATAGTTCCGCCTCTTCTAATAGTTGTACTTCTTCGGTTTTATTTAATTCTATCATTTCATATGCAACTTTGTCTAGGGCCGCTTCGAACTTATTCTTGTGATGACCACAAAAATATAGTTCGCCCTCAACTAGTTTAATTAACCATCTTGCTTGGGCTGATTCGCCACATTTGTCGCAGGCAATCCATCTAGTAAGATCTTCTTCTGTCATAGGTTGCCGCCTTCTATCATGTCTGCTAGTTTATCTAGCAACCATGAATCGATGTCAAGAATGTCGATTTCTCGTAGCTTTTCTGTAATTTCTTCACGAGCCCATCGTGCCCCGTCATTAAAGCCTTCTTGATATGTGTCGCTCATTTTTATCCCTTCAAATAGCCTGTTGGTTCATAGTCGCTTTCTTTAATTACAGTTAAGTTAAACTTATCTCTAATGCGACTAACTTTCTCAATACTACCAGTTCCAATGTTGAAAGTCAATGAACCCATTGCCTGTGGATCTAAACCTATCAACTCTGCTTCCCAGGTAGCCCTCGCAAAGGCTACCTGGTTTGGAGCGGAAAGTTCAAAGTACATTAGCCCTCAATTCTATCTACAGATGATGATAGATATTCTACCCCGTCAGGATAAGATACTGAATCAAAATCAATGTCGTAGATTAGATTGTGTGCAGACTCCTCGTCACGAGCATTAACTGTAATTGAATACTGAACTGTAACTTCTAGTTCAAACTCATTTGTTAATTCAAAACCGCAGATGCTAGCAATCTCTTCTGCTTGACCTTCTGAAATAGAATCATCATCTAATCCTTCTAATGTGAATTCTTTCATGTTGTTACGCATCAGATTTAATTCTGCGGATGTGTTGAAGTCACGTTGAGTAACACGTTGTACATGCTCTTCAAGTTGCTGAATGCGTGCCTTGTTTTCTACTAACTGTGACTCAAGAAATTCTCGTGTCATGTAATGATTGTCTATTGTTGCTTCCATTTTTTCCTCTTTCGTTTGGTTAGTTGTTGGTAGTGTAGCATGCTCCACTGACAATAATGTGGTCTTACGACCACAAGGACATGTGAGCTCGGTCACACCAGATGGGAATCCAAATCCATCTGATGATGTTAGTTCGATTAAAGAATCACATTCATTTGGGTCACAAACAAATGTATATTTAGATGAGATTAAATCTGTCATGACTCATACCCACACTTCTGGCATATGTCTACACCCTTCTCATCATTATATTCAACACAGTCTGTACCATCACATTCACGGCACATGTTGTCATATTCTGATTCTGAGATAACTACACCACGAAGAATTTCTAGTTCCCCACCCCAGCCTGTTTCTTCCTCATATGATAAAGTAAATAGTAAGTCAGGGTATTGTGCAGACAGTTTAGTTAATGCACCCATTGGGCGAGACCAAGCGGTATTAAAGTTGTAGTGAACGACATGGTTATCACCATTGGCGGTGTCCTCCATATTAGTATCAGGATACTTGTCATTTACAGATACGGCAACATCCCATTTAGTTCCCCACTCACGGATATTAAAGTTATACCAATCATTAGTAAGACACTTCATTGCTTCTTGAATTGGGAGGGAATGGTCAGGCTGAGAAAGATATTCCTCTTCAGTAATTCCTGCATCCATATAGTTATAGATATTATGAAATGCAAAGATAGGCTCTGCATATAGAGTATTCTTCTTCATGAATGTATTCTTACTTACATCCCATGAATCATGTAGTTGCGTGAATGGCTTATTTAGTTGAGCCATCATTTTCTTTACAGAATCAGGATTGCCTTCTACAGTTAATCCGTTATATACCCAATTTGGCATATTGTTCCTTTCGTTGGTTGATGGCATTATTATAGGGGTAGCCACTGACAAATGTCAACAAATTTTCAGGGGTTTTTTAAAATCTTTCGTAACAAGATTTCCCCGCCTTCCATATTGGGGGCATAGCAGCAGCTTTGTCAAATTAAAAAGATGAGCAGTTTTAAATCATGCTCAGGATCTTTTGCTATTTAGAAAGCAGAAACCAATTTCTTGATTTTGTTTTTCTCAGCAGTTAGAACAGGGTCAAATCCTGATGCACCCGCAATAAGTGATTCAGAATTTCCTCGTGATGTGCGATAGTAATCTAGACGTTCGGTAAGCGCATTAAATGCACCCCACTTTGTTCCCTTGATTGTCGCATTGGTTGGTGAGTTATGATACAAATCATCAAGCAAGACAACTTTGTTTTCCCACTTTTTTAGCGCACCCTTAGAATCCTTTTCAGGCTTTGGGTAGATTGTGTGAATCAACTTTGAGAATTCTGCATCTGTAATAGATTGAGAATAAAGTGCTTGCGCTTCCTTTTCAAATTCATCAAAGTATCCAAGCGCAAGACCAAGAGTCTCACGGGCAACTTGAATTCGTCCTTCAACTGATTGTGTGTGACGAATCTTGAAAGATTGCTTTGCATTACGCATTGCAAGATTAAGAGTATTTTGGCAAACAACACGAACGGGAGTAACAGCAGCCTGAACAGCAACAGACCCGTCGTGAGATGTCCAAACAATTAAATAAAGTTTGGTCTCATCATTTGCGCCTTGTGGGTCAAGCACCATTGTGCGGGGAATGTCCACAGTACCAAATACAACTTTACCGCTACGCAATGAGCCAGCAGATTCCCAAAAGCAATTTGGGTCTGCATCGTGAATCGCATCAGCAAATGCAAATAATTCTTCATTCTGTACAGGCTTATAACGCTTTCCAACAGTAGCAAGAACATCAGTTCCGCCATTGAATGGATTGTCACGCAATACAAGAGATGCAGTAGAAACATCATTCCATGATTCTGGAATGTGCTCAGTGATTGGAGATAGACGAACATTCCAATTAGATAACTTTGCTTCATCAAGCATTGTTTGTGTTGTAACTTCTTCATCTTGATTAAAGATTCGATTTGCTAATCCATGCCAAGCAGGTTTGCCACGCAAAGCAAAAGCAACTTGACCATTTTCAGTTTCTAGATTATGAGCCATAATTTATTTCCTTTCGATTGGTTGTTAGATTGAGTATAACATAGGGTTCTGACATTAACAAGATTAGATAGTCATTTGTCGACAATTATTGTGTGATCAATCTCACATTTTTTCAGGGGATTGTGGATAACCTTCTTAAACCTGTGGATAACCCCGCAGTATTGGGGGCAGCTTGGGAAGATGGGGCGGGCCAGATCCCGCCCCAAGCTTTATGCTATGTGCAACTCTTTAGAAGTTAGTTGCTTTGTTTTACTATTTATTTTATTAACCATGTCCTCGTTAATAAACATTGCAGTTGTTTTCTTTTTCTTTAGTGTATCAACAACGTATGCATTTACTTTGCCATTAAAGCGGCGGATGTTAGAGAATACTAATTCAGTTAAGTATTCTTTATCTACACCCTGTTCGGAATAGATTGTTAAATCATTTGCTTTGTTTGCGTCATAGATTTCTATTCTAAAACGATTACGCATTTTATTTCCTTTGTTAGTAGGGACACCCGAAGGTGTGAGCAGTTTTAGTTGTCATGCTCAGGACATTTTCCTTATTAGGAATTATAGATAACGAGCAACTGCATTGTATGTAGAAGTATTTACTACTTCCTCATCTGTCATCTTGAGAATACGAATTGCGTTAAGCATTTCCTCTCTTTGCTCAATGTATGTGTGTTGGTGCATTGTAACAAAATCTCTGCTAGGCTCTTTTGGCAAGTCCTTTTCTGCAACTGTCAAGTCATAGTCAATGTTAAGTGTATTGTTCCATGAGCGATAGTTTGTGCGGAAGTTTTCTGCCTTCTTGATGTTGGCAACTGCATAGTCGCTAACCTCTTTTTGCCAAGCCTTGCGTGCCTTCTCATACTTTGCTTCGTTTGCTTCTTGTGAAGCATAGTCTGACTCTAGTTTTGCTAGTGCAGTTTCTAGTGCCTTGATTACCTTTGGTGTTGCGATTTTAACGCTGATTGCTTTTCCTCTAGCCATTTATTTTCCTCTTTCGTTGGTTGGTTTAACTGTATTATAGCGGAGGGGTCTGACATTTCTGCGACCCCTCCACCTCCTTACACTAGGGCTTCGTTGCTAACTGTTGTCCAACGAGTTTCCTTTGTTGGCATTTCCAGTAGCACACGCACCGAGCCAGATGCGTTAGGAATAATCTCCTTGATTACTCCAGTTTTCTTTGACTTTAGGGTGGTGAATAAATCGCCAACCTTGTAAGTGTATCCATTTACTGTCATTTTGCTTCCTTTCTGTTTAGGGTGTTATTGTATCATTAGGGTCTGACATTTATCAAGACCATGCGGTGTGATAAGCATCACAAGTATTCTGTTAGGTCGCCGTCCATAATTTCGTTCAGCTCTAAGCCTTCTGAGTCTGCGATAGCTTCCCATAGATCCATTTCATTAAAGTCTCCGTCTGGGTGTCTTTCGGATAAGATAGAATAAAGATTGTCCATTAGTAATCCTCCTCTGGTAGCCAAGCATTTAAGTGGTGTGCATCAATAATTGCTGATGCGGGTGCAGTAACCTGTCCACGCCATAACACGCCTTCAGGTAAAGCAATTTCACGATTGTAGTCCTCATCATAGAAAGCATCAATTGCTTCTATGCAAGGCTCAACCATAGAAAGCGGAACGGGTGGATAGTGATTACCTTGCAAGTGATAACCGATAGCAGTTTCTAAGTCTAATTCATTAGATAAATCTAATGCTGTATTGTATCCCATTATTCTGCCACCTTAAGAATTGCATAGGACCCGCCTGCATTAATTTCATCAAGGATAGGACCTAACTTTGGTGCGATTAATTCTTTTAGCATAGACTCTAGCATAAAGATACGAGTACTTTCTTCCATGTTTAGAATTTGTGCAGTTACTGGATGATTGTCTGCAAACTCTGTTACAAACTTTAGATTGTGTTCTACTAGCATTGTTTACCTTTCGTTGTTGGAATAAGAGTATTTTAGCATGGGCCACTGACAATTAGATAAACACGCCCAATGTTTATCTAATTTATTTTGTGATAAACTTCACAATTTCAGGGGTATTTTGGTACTTGACTTAAACTATGTTTTGCCCCCACGAATTTGGGGGCAGCTTAGTCGTTTGTCAAATCACCACGCCGTTTATGTTTGATCTTGCGTGTGTATTTTTTTTTATTGCGTACAGGTTGCGCCGCATTACTGCGACGCAATTCCTGTATGCGTTTTACTTTATCTCGAAGTGAAGTTTGGAACATTGTACCCACACGCTTCATGAAATCTAGTTACATCAAATCGTTCATTATCTTTCGCAAACATTTCCGCAAAATCATTTACGATTTTAGAAAATAAAGCGGGGTGCGTTTTATCGCTAGCAAACTTTAGAATTTCTGCGGTTGCTACATAGTCCTTACGTGTCATCATTTTGTTACCAACTTTCCTGAACGATAAAAGTGTTTGGTGTGCATTTTACCTGAAGGCTCTGACAAATTAACAGTAGAAAACTCATCTGCAAAACCCCAATCAGAAAAACTGCGGTATGAATTAACTGCATCTAAACAGTTATCAAAACGGGCTACCCAATGAGGTGGCTTTCCGTCATAGGAACAAGTTACTGCATAAAGATACTCTTTCTCCATTTTAGTAATCTCCAATTTCGTTAGTTACGCAATCGCATGGCTCGACATCATAGGAGTTTTCATCTCCCCAAAAAATTGCCCCAAATCCTAAGCAATCATCACACACAATGACGGAGATAGTTCCCTCGTCCATTACATCTAAGAAGTTTCCCATTTATAGTTTTCCTTTCGTTTGTTTGTTTTGTAATTATAGCGGAAGGGTCTGACAAATTAGTCAGACACCTTGACGGCAATCGTAGCCCAAAAATTAGCAATGTTACGAGTAGAGGAAACCTGAATAGCGTAAACCTCGTACCCCTCGCCATACCAAATGCCTTCACGCTTTTCTGCGTGTAGAATAGTGCCCTCATCATGGCGAGAGCGTGAGCGATAGTGTGTGCCTACAAGTAGGGCGGGAACAGTTATTACTTTTGCTGACATTAGTTGTCACCTTTCGTTTGGTTATGTATGGAATTATACACGAACGGACTGACATAAACTAATTACTAGCCAGTAATTTCACAATGTGAGACGCTCAAGTTATGTGATAAATCTCACAAATTTTCAGGGGTTATCCACAGATCTTCTTAAGTTATCCACAGCCCCCTCTCCTTTGGGGGCCAGCTTGACTATTGTCAAGCCGACACGCCGTTATTCTTCTAAACTATCTTGATAATCTAAAAGGCCTTGATGGTACATAACAGGATCACAATTAAAAAGAATTTCAGAGGCGGTAAAAGTAGAGTATCCAATCTTTACGGGTGGATAGCATTCATCTAACATAGAGTCGTAGCTTTCTTTTATCTCTAATTCTTTTTCAAAATCTGTTTTCATTTATTTACCTCCTTAGTAGCGATTAAATACGCTATACCAAAACCTACCATGGCACACAATAACACCGCCATTTACTTATCTCCAAACATGTTAAAGACTTCATCTAGTTGCTCATCTGTTAAGTGGTCTATCTGTATAGCCTTAACAAATCCGAACACATCTTCTTCTTCTGCCATTAGTTGCTCATACATTTCTTCTTCTTGTAGGTGTGCATACATGTCGCTTACATCTGCCTGAATTGTATCCCATTTAGTCATTAGTTATTCTCCTACCTTGATAGACATTACATTAGCGGTGAACTTCTTAACCTTGCCTAATTCGCTAGCGTTAAGAGATTGGATTAGGTGGTCAATCGCTTTAGGGTCATGCGCCACATTGTCAATAGAGATTAGTTTAGAGCCTTGCCAAATTGAGTAAGTGATAGTCATTGTCTGTTCTTCTTTCGTTAGTAGTTATAGTAGGAATTGTAGAGGATAGGGCTGACAAATGGTAGCGACACGCTCTTAGTTAGAGTGTGATTTAGAACACCATGTCTGGTGTATTGCTAGGTATCTACACTCTGAGCAGATAGCGTCTCCTAGTCGTGCTAGTAGTTGCTCTCTGCTTTCTAGAGAGTTTCTGTTTTCATGTATTGAGTTCATTTAGAACTCCTTTCTGTTTATCTAATACCTTTACTCTACAGGGGGTCACTGACAAATTCTAATCGAAATTCGGACATTAAGGACATTTATAAAAATAATCGCAAAAAATCATGTGATAAGGGTCACATCTGGGAGCACTATAGGGACAATTCGGACATTTCTATAGTGTGTATCATACAAATTAAAACTCTATTAACATTTCTTAAAATCTAATTCCTAGTTGACCAGAATGTAATAGTACGCTATTATAGATACATGGAAATATGGAAAGAAGTACCAGTAATTGTGCAACGTAATGGTTCATTCAAGCCACATGGATACGAAGTATCTAATTTAGGGCGGGTAAGAACCAAGAAGCAAAGATATGGAAGACCTAGAAAAGATACAGGTAAAAGACAGGATCTTCTTGTATATCGATATGTAAATGGAAGACCAGATCAAGTTGGTTATATCCAATATGAGCTATATGATGAAAACTCAAAGAGAAAAAATATCCGTGGACATGTACTTGTTATGCAAGCATTTGTTGGCATACCAAATCCTGGTCAAGTAGTTTGTCATTTTGACGATGTCAAAAATAATAACACCTTGGCTAACTTGAGATATGACACTCAAAAGAATAATCTGGCAGATGCCAGGAGAAATAAATTTTTGCAAACTATTGACCTATAAAAATCTTCCATGTTACAATTGGAAAGGTTTCGGGGGTTACACTAAGAACTCAATATGCCAGATGTATTGCATATGATCTTTGTGAACTTTCTCTACTTTCCTTTAAGTTAAAAAAAGGGGGGTAGGGGGGGTTTGCTAAAAATCTAATTTCCAGATGAAGTATTAAAAAAAATATTATATTAACATTATATAAGACTAAAATCTTAGTCAACTAAAATAATAGAGAGAAGCAAAATAATGGCTACAAAAAAAGCGGGAAAAGAAGTAGAAAACACCACTTGCTACACATATAAAGTAGAGATGTTAATTCAAGTCCTTGCTAAGGATGAACCAACAGCTTTGGATCAATTAGAAAAATCTGGTGGCTATGTTACAGATAGACAAGTTACTCTAATGGATAGTGTTGCTTTATATAATGGTGAAAAGGGATAACTTTTTATCTCCCGCCCTTTTAAGGGGTAGGATGTGGTGATACCACCAAATAACCCTGTTAGGGCCTTAAAACCCTCTCAGGGTATTTTTATGGGGTATTATAGGAAATAGCTAAGATGTGAAAATGGGGTCTCTTCTCGCCGAAGCACTTTTTTCGCACTAATTGCACTATATGACCGATATGTCCTATATTATATGCATATATAACAAGAAACCCAATCAGAGGCGGATCCGATTGGGTTCTTTATATCTTGCGATATATGTACGTAGGAACATGTGGGATGCTACAACTACGCACAATTCAATTGTAAAATAGCTTTTATTCTAAGTCAACTGTTTTTAAAATAAAGTTTGCTGACCATCTTCGTCTGGTGCAGAGTATGATGGGGCGGGTCCAAGAAGGTACCCTTCCTCATGATATGAAACCATCTTAGATACATCCTCTGGCCCAACTAGTTTATTTGCAATAATTGTTAATAGGTCATATATACGGTGTAACATAATATAATTAACCATTGGTAGGTTATCTTCTAATGCTGAGGATTTTTCTTCATTTGTCATCTGGTCTACCTAAGTCTTCCCAAAATTTTTCCCGCCCCATATTATCAGTTGGAATAATAGGGGTGCTGTTACATTGGCAATCTTTATCACATGTCATTTTTAACCTTTTTCATAGTCTTTATAATTTCGTCATAAAAACCAAATCCTATAAATTTTTTATATTCACAAGATAGGCAATACAAGTATACCTCGTCTTCATTTGTCTGATTAGGAAGAAGAAGACCTTGATCTAGTGGGCAAACCAATCTAGGAACAAGGCCTTCTTCAGAAAGTGCTATGTATTGAGATACTTGCTGTATCCTACGCATTTTCTCCTACTTCAAGGTAGTTGGGAATTTAGTATAAAATTCCTTCGCTCTTGGGGTTAGACCCTTCCAAGCTGACCAATTTGTACCGCCCTTGGTCATATAGTACGTTATCTCTGCGTTTATTACTGGATCAAATAGTAGTACATTTGATCGCAGGTCAAATTTTTCTTTACGAGCAACACCAAGGTTTCCCAACATGTTGATCTGAAAAATTCCATAGGAACTGTCTCCAGTATTCCTGTTGCCATTATATGCTAGTGGGCGTCCACTGGACTCCGTCTTTGCAATGGCCCAAGCCGTTCTAAGGGCTTTTCCTTCAAAACCTACTGCTGCCAGTAGTTCTTTCAATTCAATGTCTGAAAGCTTTTCCGAAGGCTTGTAAACAGTATTGCTGTACTTCTCTAAGGTTTCTTGCTTAAGTTGTACTTCTGTCTTTGGTTCTACTTTTAAAGCTTGAGCGGGGATCACGGTATTGTTTGTAAATAGGAATAATGTTATCATTACTACTACAGTCGTACTGTGAGCAAAATCGCTTAGCTTTTGCTTTATATTCTCCATTGGCATTTCCTCCTTTAGAGATAACGAACTATAATCTTAACATTGTCAGTAAGTTACTGTCAAGTCAGTTGACCAGAAAGATATTATGGATATTTCATTTTCTACGCCAATAAGTAACCTAAAAACTTCAAATGGTTACGGTCATGCTGCGTCAAGAATAGTAGATTCATTAAAAAGATTAGGTCATAATGTACCATTTCAGGACGCAAGGGCGGATGTTCAATTAAATTTTTCTCAGCCTGTGTATTATAAGTTACACAGAAATCAGTATCAAATTAGTTATACACCATGGGAATCAACAGTTGTCCCAAAGGAATGGTTTGAGTATTTAGACGCATGTAATGAAATATGGACAACTTCAGATTGGTGCAAAGAAGTTTTTGAAGCAAATGGAATTAAAGATGTTAAAGTTTTTCCACATGGTATTGATCCAATATGGAGACCAAAGAAAAGAAAGCTAGAACATGGTAGACCAATAAAATTTTTGCATGTTGGTGAGCCAGCACCAAGAAAAGCAGGACAAATGGTGGTAGACGCATTTACAGCTTTGTATGGAAATAACCCCTTTTACTCTTTAACCATAAAAGCATATAAGAGCAATACTACCCGTATCTATAATAACTATATGGATAAAAACATAATCGGTGTTCCAGATGAAAAGTTTAGTAATATAAAAATAATTACAGAAGATATGTCAGAAGAAGAACTGGTAAAACTTTATCATGACCATGATGTTTTAATTTATCCAAGTTATGGTGAAGGATTTGGGTTTATTCCATTTCAAGCACTTGCTACTGGTATGCCAGTAATTTGTACAGATGGTTGGGCCCATTACGATAAGTATCTTGGTCCACTAAAATTAAAATCAGATTTAGTTAAATCACCTTGGCCAGTTCATGAAGGTAAAGTTTTTGAACCAGAGTATCAACATCTACTTGAGCTTATGAGAGATGTTTCAATCAACTACAATGGATATGCTGGATATTACTTCGCCCAGTCAACTAAACTTCATGAAGAATATAATTGGGATCGGTTGACTAATAAGGCCTTTGAGCATATTTTTAAAAAGTTTTCTTAAGGCCTTCCCCACTATAATAAAGTTTGATACACTTAGACTTCATTCAAATTTAATCAATCCGTTAGGCGGAAGAAAAGGTGTCACTAAAAATGTCAAGAACTATTGAAAACCCGTACGAAAACTTTATTGCTTTGTCTCGCTATGCAAGATGGATGCCAGAGCAAAATCGTCGTGAAACATGGGGTGAGACAGTAGATCGATATTTTGATTTTATAACAGAACACTTAAACAAAAATCATTCATATGTTCCAGACGAAAAGATCCTTAAAGAATTAAAGGATGCAGTCTAT